GTGATGACATCGATGGTGAAGCTGCGGGTGATAATAGTGGTTGGAGTGTAAGTATAAATGCTGCTGGTAATCGTATTGCAATTGGAGCTATAGCTAATGATGATAATGGTACTGATTCTGGTCATGCTCGAATCTATGAATATGGTATAAGCGGCTATAATTCTGACGCAACTATTGAAATATCCAGTCAAGAAGCAAGCGATGGAAATAATACACTCTTTGCACCAACGTCTGGAACATCGCCTGGAAATATTATAGGTTCTACTTCTGGTGCTTCTTATCCGATCATTTCAACCAACGCGTTTAATTCAATTGATAGTAACGATCCTTTTGCCGATAACGAAGATTTTGAAAACGCTATTAGTGCTGGAGACTTTATTGACTTTAGTGAAACAAATCCATTTGGAGAAGTGAATATCACTACATAACTATGTTAGGTCCTTATTTTTATAATCAAACTTTAAAGAAAGCTGTGGCTGTTTTTGGTACGGTATTCAATAATATGCGTATCGTAAGACAGGGAACTGGAGAAACACGTGTGCCAATCGCTTATGGGCCTCGTAAAAAATTCTTAGCTAGAATAGATGCTGATACCGATGCTGCCACAGACGCATCTATTGCGATAAAGCTTCCGCGGATGAGTTTTGAAATTACATCAATTGAATTTGATACAGATTCTAAATTAAATAAATTTAATAAGAGATGTTTTCCTATTCCTGGAGAAGCAGGAAAAACGCAGGTAGTAAATCAAAGCGTTCCTTATAATGTTGGTATGCAACTTAACATATACGCCAAAAATCAGGATGATGTTTTACAAATATATGAACAAATCCTTCCAACCTTTTCTCCCGAATATACCGTTGCAGTAAAAGATATGGAGGGTCCTGGGAGTGTTACGGATGTACCTATTGTACTTAATAGCACATCATTTCAAGATGACTATGAAGGTGACTTTATCACGAGAAGAACACTTATATATTCTTTGGACTTTACTATGAAAGTTCGCTTTGCGGGTGGTGTAACCGAAGGTAAGGTTATACGTGTAGTTGATACTTTCTTTTATAGCGATACTGATAATGCAGAAGCTTTAAAACTTGAAAATCCGTATGGAGAAGAAAACGTGCGTATTACGGTTGGCGAAAATGACGAGCCACCTCTTGATGATACTGATACTATAACAACCACATTTGGTTTTGATCATGGCTAAAAATGAAATACTTAATGCACTCGAAAAAAATCTTAATATCGTAAAAACTCCTAAGACTGAAGTTAATAAAGGTGAAATTATACGAGACACCGAAGATGATGTTGAGTATTCTCGAGAAAAAATAAAGAATTTGATTGATCAATCGTCTGAAGCGATCGAGCAGTTAATGGCATTGGCATCCGAATCAGAACATCCTCGAGCGTTCGAAGTATTGTCTAATATGATTAAAGATACGAGTCAAATGACTCAAGATCTTGTCAAATTACAAAAGATTCGAAAGGATATTACTCAAGAAAAAGAAAAGAGTAAAGGCGATACAACGAACAATTCTATATTTGTTGGTTCTACTACGGAATTACAAAAGTTTTTAAGAGGTGATCGAGAAATAAAACACGTAATTGAGGAGGAAGAATGAGCGACTTTTATATGGGAAATAAGCTCGTGAAGGGCGATGCCGTAAATCAAAATTTTACGAAGGAAGAAGTTTCCGAATATATGAAGTGTATGAGTAGTCCTATATACTTTGCTGAAAAATATATCAAAGTTATAGCTCCAAGTAAAGGCCTTATACCATTTAAGCCTTATCCCTATCAGAAAAAAATGTTTAAAACGTTTAATGAAAATCGTTTTAATATTGTTTTAGCTTGTCGTCAATCGGGCAAATCGATTACATCGGTCATTTATATTTTATGGTATGCTATTTTTAATCCTGAAAAGACGATTGCAATTCTTGCAAATAAGGGATCAACTGCTCGAGAAATGCTTGGGCGTATCACACTTGCTTTAGAGAATCTTCCATTCTTTTTACAACCAGGATGTAGAGAATTAAATAAAGGTAATATTACGTTTGCGAATAACGCCAAGATTGTGGCTGCTGCTACTTCGGGTAGTTCAATTCGTGGTTTGTCGATCGATCTTCTTTTTCTTGATGAGTTTGCATTCATTGAAAGAGATGCTGAGTTCTACACCTCAACATATCCCGTTGTTTCTGCGGGTAACGAGACAAAAGTGATTATTGCATCCACCGCGAATGGTGTTGGCAATATGTTCTACAAAATCTGGGAAGGATCTAAAAAGGGTATTAACGACTTCAAATCATCGCGCATTGATTGGTTTGACGTTCCTGGACGAGATGAGGAATGGAAACGACAAACGGTCGCAAATACCTCAGAGCTTCAATTCGAACAAGAGTACGGCAATTCATTTCTTGGAACCGCAAATACTTTAGTGTCATCAAATTGTTTACTTAGTTTAAAGCCGGAAAATCCTATAAAAATTGAGAGAAATGTTAATTACTATAAGGCGCCAATTGAAGACCATACTTATATTATGACGGTTGACGTTTCAAAGGGGCGTGGACAAGACTATTCGACATTTACAATAATGGATATCACTACAGGAATGTTTGAACAGGTTGCAACGTTTCGGGATAATATGATATCTCCTATGATTTTTCCTGACATCATCGTTAAAGTCGCTAAGATTTATAACGAAGCATTAGTTGTTATTGAAAGTAATGATGTTGGTCAAATTGTTTGTAATGATGTGTATTATGAATATGAATACGAAAATACATTTGTTGAGTCATCGGTAAAGCGCGGTGGAGTTGGTGTGACAATGACAAAACGTGTAAAGAGGATTGGTTGTTCAAACTTAAAGGATCTAATCGAACTTGGGAAAATTAGTTTAGTCGATGCAGATACGATTCAAGAGTTATCAACCTTTGAAATTAAAGGATCTTCGTATGAAGCAAGTCAAGGAAATCATGATGATATGGTAATGAATTTAGTCATGTTTGCGTGGTTTGTTTCCTCAGAGGCCTTTGGTGATATATCAACGGTTGATCTAAAAGAAATGCTTTTTGCTGAAAAGATGAAGCAGATAGAAGAAGATGTACCTCCATTTGGTATTATTGACGATAAGCTTAGTGGAGCTTCTGCTTACGAGGAAATGGCAAACGACATGCGAGTATGGTCTAATCTCTAAAGTTCACTATTTATAAATAGAACTATTGAATAAACCTTATTATGCTCACTTATTAATTAAATTATATTGAAAGGAAAACAATCATGGGATTTTTAGTATCACCAGGAGTCGAGGTTAATGAAATCGACTTGACAAATGTGATTCCCGCAGTATCTACTTCTATTGGTGGATATGCAGGTCACTTTAACTGGGGACCTTCTGGAGAATTGATCAACATCAGTTCCGAAAAAGATCTTCAAGCAAACTTTGGTACACCAGACGAGGCGCATTCTACGTCCTTTTTGGTTGCTGCAAGTTTTTTAAAATACGGAAACTTTTTAAAGGTTTCGCGTGCAGTTCCTGCTGGAGCGCGTAATGCGATTGTAGGAAATACTTCTGCTGCTGTTGAAAGCGCATCAATTGGTAACCTTGACGCATTTGAACTATTAACTACTGATGCTAATGAGTATTTTGTTGCTCGTTGCCCAGGCGCTTATGGCAATAGTCTCAAAGTTGTTATTGGTCATAACGGTACAACAAACACAGCTATAACAGATAACTTCGATTACGTTCCTGACACAACAGATGCTGCTGCAGCAGACGAAGGAGAAAATGCTTCAACAAACGACGAAATTCACGTAATCGTTATTGATGAAGATGGTTTGTTTAGTGGAATTAGAGGGACGATCCTTGAAAAATTCCAAGGGTTATCTCTTGCTTCTAACGCGAAACTCGCAAGTGGCGCATCTAATTACTATAAAGATGTAATTAACGCTGGTTCACAATACGTTTTTGCAAACAAGCTTAGTGATTTATTTACGAATGCCGATGAAATACTTGGATCAGGTGCTATTACTGACGCTGGCCTTGCAGACTCTCCTGCAGTTGCTAAATTAACTAATGGAGCGTTTGAATCTTCATTTACACTTGGTGTAAATGGTACTCTCGACGATTCAGAAGTTGTAACAGCTCTTGGATTATTTGAAGACGCTGAATCTGTAGATGTCAACTTGCTTTTTGCAACACCTATGGGCACCGCAGCAAATCAAAAAACGATTGAAGCAGAAGTATTAAGTATTGCTGCAGCGCGTAAAGATATTCTTGGTTGCGGTTCAGCACCAATTGATCTACACGAACAATCAACTGATGCTGCAAAATTAAGTGCAATCACTAGTAACGTTCCAACTACTACATCGAATTACTTTGCAACAACTGGTTCTACAGTTTATGTTTATAACAAGTATCTTGACAAGTATCAATGGATTACAACTAATGGTTATCTTGCTGGCCTTTGTGCTAATACGGATGATGTAGCAGAACCTTGGTTCTCACCTGCTGGTTTTAATCGTGGTCAAATTCTTGGTGCAGCTAGATTGAGCTACAATCCAAAACAAGCTGATCGCGATACTTTGTATAAAGCGGCAATTAATCCAATTACTAACTTCCCTGGTCAAGGGATTGTATTGTTTGGTGATAAAACCTTTACACAAAAACCTTCTGCATTCGATCGTATTAATGTACGTCGTTTGTTCATGGTTCTTGAAAAGGCAATTGCTACCGCAGCTAAATTCCAATTATTCGAATTGAATGATGAATTTACTCGTGCGATGTTCCGCAATATGACAGAACCGTTCTTACGCGACGTAAAAGGTCGCCGTGGTATTACAGACTTTTTAGTTGTATGCGACGAAACAAATAATACAGGTCAAGTTATCGATACTAACCGCTTTGTGGCTGATATCTATATTAAACCTGCTCGTTCGATTAATTTCATTACTCTTAACTTTATTGCTACTCGCACTGGAGTTGAATTCTCTGAAATTGTTGGTACTAACTAATATAAATAATATAGAAAGGAAATACAATTATGGCAACTTTAGGAGTAGATGATTTTAAATCAAAGTTAATTGGTGGCGGTGCACGTCCCAATATGTTCAAAGCTACTGTTACTTATCCCGGATATGCTCAAGGAGATACTGAACTTACATCTTTCATGTGTAAAGGTGCTCAGTTACCTGCGAGTGTTATTGGTCAATTGGATGTACCATTTCGTGGACGTCAATTGAAAATAGCGGGTGATCGTACATTTGAAAATTGGACGATCACCATTCTTAATGATACAGGTATGGAAATTCGCAACGCGATGGAGCGTTGGATGAATGGTATTAATGAACACTCAGCAAATACTGGTTTAGCCAACCCTACCGACTATCAAGCAGATATGACTATCGAACAACTTGATAAAGCTGGTAACGTCACAAAATCTTATACGATTCGTGGCGCATATCCCGTTAACGTTGCAGCAATCGATTTGAGTTACGATTCGACCGATGCAATTGAAGAGTTCACAGTTGAATTGGCTTACCAATATTGGGAGTCTAATACAACTTCTTAGTTTTAACTAAATAACATATTGAGTGTGCGGAGGTCCAAACCCTCCGCACACCTTGATATAAATAACATTATGGAATTATTCGGATACGAAATTAATAAAAAGGTTTCTGGTAAGCAGAAAGAAATTGAAACTAAAATTGTTTCACCAATACCTAAAATTAATGATGAGGGAGGTGCGACTGTTACTGTTGGTGGTGGTTACTATGGTCAATATATTGATTTAGAAGGCACCAATACTATTTCGGATCACGAATTAATTACAAAATATAGAGAAGCTGCTTTACAACCAGAGTGTGATGCTGCAGTATCTGATATCGTTGATGCAGCACTTGCGGCAGACGATATATCTTCGCCTGTTGATTTAAATATGAGTAATTTAGATCAACCAGATAGCGTAAAGAAAAAAATATTACAGGAATTTGATAACGTATTAAAGCTCTATAAATTTAATCGTAGAAGTTCCGACTATTTTCGTAATTGGTACGTTGATGGTAAACTATATTTTCATATCATCGTCGATGATAAAAATCCTCAAAGAGGAATAGTTGAGTTAAGATCGATTGAATCTACTCACATTAGCAAAGTAAAAGAAATCCAAAAGGTAGTTGATCAAAAAACAAAGGTTGAATACGAGAAGATCGTAGATGAATATTATCTATATTCTCCTGCTTTAAATACTGCCCAAGATCGAACACAGGGTATTAAATTTGCGACAGACGCAATCGTACAAGTAAATTCTGGATTGTTTGACGCAAGCAAAACACGTTCAATAAGTCATTTGCATAAGGCACTAAAGTTGGTCAATCAACTTCGTTACATGGAAGATTCATTGGTTGTTTATCGTGTATCTCGTGCCCCTGAACGTAGAATTTTCTATATCGATGTAGGTAATTTACCTAAAGGAAAAGCTGAAGAATACGTACAACAGGTTGTATCACGTTATCGCAATAAGATGGTATACGATGCTGCAACTGGAGAAGTTACTGATGATCGTAAGCATATGTCAATGCTTGAAGATTTTTATCTTCCACGAAGAGAAGGTGGTAGAGGTACTGAAATTACTACTCTATCAGGAGGTGAAAACCTTGGACAAATCGAAGATGTTCAATTCTTTCAAAAGAAGCTTTATCGTGCACTTAACGTTCCTGTCTCCAGATTAGAACAAGAAAGCTCTTTTACAATTGGAAGAGCAAGTGAAATATCTCGAGAAGAAGTAAAATTTCAAAAGTTTATTGATCGTCTTCGAAAGAAGTTTTCGCATATACTTATTAGTGCTTTACGCGTCCAACTCATTCTTAAAGGTGTAATTACTTCAGATGATTGGGACGATATTGAAGAAAGTATTAATGTAGACTTTAACGAAGATAATTATTTTTCGGAATTAAAGGAATTTGAAATATTACGTGAAAGATTAGAAATGGCACAACAGATGGAAGATCTTGTTGGCAAATACGTTTCAAACGAGTACGTCCGAAGAGTTGTCTTAAAGCAATCAGATGAAGATATCGAAACTTTGAATAAACAAATTGAAGCTGAAAAGGCTGAAGGCGAGGCTGAAGGTGGAGATGAAGAAGACTTGGGTATGGACTTTTAACCTACTAAAATTGAAGCCATAAACAATATAAAAGGCGATTAACTCTCAAAATAACATTTATTATAAATAGAAACATGAAAATCGATAAATTATTTAATAACATTATTACAAATAATAAAGTAGGTTCTGCAAAGGCATTTGGAGAAGTTATACGTGCTAAATTAGAAGATGCACTCGAAGTACGTAAAGTAGGACTTACCGCACAGATTTTTAATAAGGCTACAGTAAAAGAGTCTGCAAAAATCGAAGAAGCTTTCGCTTCTGTTCAGGTAATTGATCCAATCGATGCAGCAAATGGTTTAAAGAAAGCTGGTGTTCGTTCAGCACGTCCTAGTAAAAAGATTGATGATGAAGTTGAATTTGACCTAAAGGATAAGAAAAAAGCTGTTGCGTGGATGCTTAAACACGGCTTTGATAAAGAGGATATGGAAGACGTATATCCTGAGTTATTCGAATCAAACGATCTTGATGAAGCTAAATTAGAGAAGCCTAAAGGTACCCCACTTGAGATTCAGAATCAATTAGGTACAATGATTGTAAAAGCGAAAACCATTAAAGGTATTTCAGATGATGAATATATGTCATGGT